TGGAAATGAAGGATCCTTTAGTGGAGCTACTCCATTTACATCTGCAGATGCAGATCCATTTGTAGCATTTGCTGACTTAACCGAAGCAAAGGTTCTTGGTTGGATTCAAGCTGTTGTTGTTAACGATTATGAAGTACATGTTAATGCACAGATTCAAAAACAAATCGATGCAATTGTAACACCAGTCGCAGAACCTGAGTTACCTTGGGCTTAATAGAGGAATAAAAAATGGCAAAGCCTAATTCAAGAACAACATTAATTGATTATTGTTTAAGATCATTAGGTGCGCCTGTTATTGAAATTAATGTAGATGAAGATCAAATCGAAGATAGAATCGATGAAGCTTTTCAATTTTACAATACATTTCATGCAGATGCCATTGAAAAGGTCTTCTTAAAGCATCAAGTAACCGGAAGCACATTGGCTTTATCAGCATCTGTTGCTGGTAATTTTACAGTAGGTGAAACCATTACTGGTGGAACATCTGGAGCTACAGCTATAGTTCATAACACTACTGCAGGTTCAAACATAGTATATGATTCACTAGGTAATCCTAATTTACCTTTTCAGGCTAACGAAGTAGTAACTGGAGGTACTTCTAGTACAACCGCAACTATATCTTCCATCACTTTAGGTGATATAGAAAATGGCTATCTTCCTACTCCAGACTTAGTTAAACAAGTAACAAGAGTATTTCCATTTAATGAGAATCACACTACTGACATGTTTAGTATTGATTACCAATTACATTTAAATGATATATATTCATTAGGATTTATGGGGAACTTATCAGAATACTATATGACACAATCTTGGTTATCGCTATTAGATTTAATAGTTGATACAGACGATAAACATATAGATTTTAATGTTCATAGAAACAATCTAAGAATAGATATGAATTGGAAGACCGAAGTTGTTATTGGTTCATACATTGTAGTAGAATGCCAAAGAATTTTAGATCCAGAGGCATACAATGATATATATAACGATTACTTTCTTAAACGATATGCTACTGCATTAATTAAAATGCAATGGGGAATCAACCTATCAAAGTTTGAAGGAATGGTAATGCCAGGTGGTGTTACATTTAACGGACGACAAATCTTAGAAGACGCCAAAGAAGAAATAAAAGAATTAACAGAAGAAGCTCGCTTGGTCTGGGAAGATCCAATCGACTTTATGACAGGATAAATAAATGCCAAGAAGCGTTTACTTTTCTCAGGCTGTAAAAACTGAGCAGAATTTATACGAAGACTTGATCATAGAGTCTCTTAAGATATATGGTCAGGATGTCTATTACTTGCCTAGAACAATGCTTAACAAAGATGATATATTAGGCGAAGATAGTGCATCTAAATTTGATGATGCGTATATGATTGAAGCTTATATTGAAAACGCAGAAGGCTTTGAAGGTTCAGGTGATTTATATTCTAAATTTGGATTAGAAATTAGAGACGAAGCTAATTTTATTATCTCTAAAAGACAATGGGAAAAGCTTATCGGTTTTTATCAAACAAACGATGTTAACCCAACACCAGAATCTGGTGATCTTTTATTTTTACCAATGACAAACAAGTTTTTTGAAATTATGTTTGTCGAACATGAACAACCTTTTTATCAATTATCAAATTTACCAGTTTATAAATTACAATGTAGCCTATATGAATATAGTGATGATGATTTTGAAACAGATATTGCTGCTATTGACACAGTTCAAGCTAAGAATTCGTATGTACAAACAATGTCTGTATCTTTAACTGGTGGTAATCACTTTGAAACTGGAGAGACAGTATCACAGATAATATCAACTGGCCCTACAGTAACAGTAACTGGTGAAGTACAAACTATTATTAAAACTTCAGATATAGCTGCTGATATTAGCGTAAGCAATATTGGTGTAACTGGTTCAGCAGGCCAAGGGAAGAACTTCCTAATATCTTCTACATTAGGTCTGGTTGGCGGAACTAGTAGTAATACATGTTATATAACTGACATTGTTACTATAGGCGATAAAGACGATGCTAATACATTTGCATCAGATGGTCAAGCAGAAAATGTACAATTTGAAATTGAAGGTGATAACTTTATAGACTTTACCGAATCTAATCCATTCGGTGATCCATCGGAGACTTATTAATGTTTGGAGATCATTTCTATCATGCTACATTGCGAAAATCAGTAGCAGTATTTGGAACTATATTTAATAATATAGGTATTGTCAGAAAGAAAAGTGATGGTACTGTTATTAATCAAATTAAAGTTCCATTAGCATACGGACCTAAACAAAAATTTCTGGCCAGATTAGATGCTGATACCATGAATGATGCATCCTTTGCAATTAAACTTCCTAGGATGTCGTTTGAAATAAGCAGCCTTGAACAAGATTTAACTTCGAAGTTAAATAAAAGAGCACAGATTACTGAAAACCATAGTAGTGATTCTAACAAAAAGAAAACAGTTAAACAACAAACTTCATATTCTATTGGAATGCAGTTAAACATTATGGCTAAAAACCAAGATGATGGTTTACAAATTATAGAACAAATACTTCCATATTTTCAACCAGAATACACGGTTACAATTAAACCTATCGATGGTTTTACTACATATAAAGAAGATGTACCCATAACGTTAATTAGTGTTGCTATAAATGATGAATACGAAGGTGATTTTGCTAGTCGTAGAGTATTAACATATACTTTAGACTTTACAATGAAAATGCGATTCTTCGGACCAACACAGAATCAGTCAGTTATTAAAGAAATTGATATAGACTTTTTTGACAAAGATAACACAGGCCAATTTTTAGAAGGAATTAACTTAGCAGTAAATCCTAAAACTGCTAATGAATCAGATAATCATACTATAACGACAACATATGATTATTTAAATGTTCCAGATAGTTTTGTATTATCATTAAGTGATATATCAGATACGTTCCTTATAGGAGAAACTATTACAGGAACATCATCAGCATCTACTGCTGAAATAACCGCTATAAGTGGTTCTACAATTACAGTTGACACAACAACTGGATACTTTTTTGAGGATGAGACTATTACTGGATCCGCAGCTAACGTAACTGCTACTATTTCTAGTTATACATAAATACTATTATGAAGAAAGATAAAATGATGGATAGTTTGGCAAAAAATTTACCTCAAAAATCTGAGAGTAAATTGCCAGCAAAAGATCAGATTGATACTAAAGATATTAAAGATGATTATGAATTTTCCAGAAAAACTTATAAAGATTTAATTAATACAGGGATGTTATCTCTAGATTCACTTGCCCAATTAGCTCAAGAATCTGAACATCCTAGAGCATTTGAGGTATTATCTAAAGCTATTAAAGATATCGGTGACACCACTGATAAACTAATGGTATTACAGAAAAGTAAAAAGGATTTGGTCGATAAAAAAGGACCATCCCGTGAAGTGACAAACAATAACTTATTTGTTGGAAGCAGTTCTGATTTACAAAGGTTATTATTAAAACAAGATGAAAGTAAAATTATAAATGAGCCAAATAAAGAATAACGAATTCGGTTATTTAGGTAATCCTAATGTAAAGCGAGACGGTGTTGAGTCAGAGTTTAGTATTGACGAAATCCGTGAGTATAAAAAATGCATGCAGAATCCAGCATACTTTGCAATAACTTATGCTAAGGTCATATCACTTGATAAAGGTTTAGTACCATTTAATTTATGGCCATATCAAGAAGATATGTTTGACCACTTTCATAAAAACAGATTTTCTATTGTTTTAGCATGTCGACAAAGTGGTAAATCTATATCATCAGTTATATTTTTACTTTGGTTTGCATGTTTTCACCCAGAAAAAACTATTGCTATATTAGCTAACAAGGGTGCAGTTGCTAGAGAGATGTTAGCACGTATTACCTTAGCCTTAGAAAATTTACCCTTCTTTTTACAACCTGGCTGTAAGGCTTTAAATAAAGGATCTATTGAATTTAGCAATAACTCTAAAATTATTGCTGCAGCAACCTCTGGTTCTTCTATTCGTGGTCTTTCTATTAACCTATTGTTTTTAGATGAGTTTGCTTTTGTAGAAAATGATGCACAGTTTTATACGTCTACATATCCAGTAATATCTTCAGGTAAAGATACTAAAATTATTATAACATCTACCGCAAATGGTGTAGGTAATGTGTATCACAAGCTATGGGAAGGTGCAG